ATATCTATTAAAATTGTAACATATATTAAATTAAAATCAAGTACTTTAGGGTGCTTTTTTAATACAATTTTGCCGGTAGATTAGGCGTAAAACAGTCAGCACATGAGAGCAACCTCGTAAAAAGCGTAGTGAAAGGAGCAACATGAAAAGAAAGTTTTTAGAAGACATGGGTCTTACAAAGGAACAAATAGACAGTATCATGGCGGAAAACGGCAATGATATTGAAGCGGCAAAAAGTGAAGTAGAACAGGTTAAAACTGAACTTGAGCAGACAAAGACACAGCTACAAGAAGCCAATACAACCATAGAAAGCTTTAAGGATTATGACCAAGTAAAGGCACAAGTAGAAGACTATAAGAAGAAATATGAAGACTCCAAATCCGAATATGAAGGCAAGATTGCGGATATGCAGTTTGATTCTACACTTGAAGCTGCTATAAATGCAGCAGGAGGCAGAAGTGCAAAAGCTGTAAGAGCATTGCTTGATGTAGATGCACTTAAGTCAAGTAAAGATAGAACCACTGACATTAAGACAGCTCTTGAAGCCTGTCAAAAAGAGAATTCGTATCTGTTTGGTAGTGGTGAACCTATCAATAACCCTGTTGCAGCTACCGGTGGAGGCAGTACGGGTATGGATGCAAATACTATGTCGCTAAGGGCTGCAATGGGGTTAAGTACCTCGGATAAATAAGAAAGGAATAAAAGAATATGCCAAATAATATTACATTAGCAAAGAACTATACAGACCTGCTTGATGAGGTCTACAAGAATGCATCTGCCACAGCGGATCTGACAAGTGATCCGCGAATGATGAGAGCCGGAGCCAACGCAAAGGAAATTTTATATCCACAGATTTCCGTATCTGGCTTAGGAGATTATGACAGAAACAGCGGATATACAAACGGAGCTGTAAATGTTGTTTGGAAGACAGCAACATTTAACTATGACCGAGGTACAAAGATATCTGTTGATACGATGGATGATCAGGAAACCTTTAACATTGCTTTTGGGGCAGCAGGGGCAACACTTCAGAGAGATAAGGTGGCACCTGAGGCTGACGCATTTGTATTTGCAACTCTTGCGGGCCTTACAGGAATTTCAAAGGCGACACCGACATCATACGCAAATGCATCTGACTTCTTGTCTGCACTTATTGAGGCAAAGAACGAGATGGATGAGGATGAGGTTCCGCTTGACAACAGAATTTTGTATGCGACTCCGACTCTGTTAAATAGCGTTATGTCGCTTGATACAACAAAGTCAAGAGAGATACTTGATACATTTATGCTTAAGAAATCTGTACCACAGTCAAGATTCTATACGGTTATAGAGTTGCTTGACGGAAAGAGTTCAGGTGAGGAGCTTGGGCATTATAAGAAGGCTGCAAGCGGTAAGGATATCAACTTTATGATTGTTCATAAGCCTGCAATTATTAAGTTTGATAAGCATATTGCTTCAGACATTATCGCACCTGAGAACAATCCGAATGCTGATTCTTATATCTCAAAATACCGTAAATACGGGCTTGTTGATGCATATAAGAATAAGGTTGCAGGAATTTATTTAAGCCACAAGGCGTAAGAAAGGAGTATTGCATGAGAGAAGTTGGAATGGGCGTAAGTATTGAAGCTAAAAGCGATGAGATCATTGAGACACTTAAGGCAGAGAATGAAGCTTTGAAGGCAGAGAATGAAGCTTTGAAGGCAGAGAATGAAGCTTTGAAGGCAGAGGTTGCAAAGGCTAAGAAGGCAAAGGAATAGAGGTGAGGCACTGATGGGAATATATGCAGATAACGATTTTTATACAGATGAATATTTGCAGGGTAGGAATCCGACCATTAGTGCCGGATTCAATTACTATGCAAGAGGTGCAAGTAAAATAATAGACTTATACACATTTGGAAGGCTTGAAGGAGTAGAAGATATTCAAAAAGATGTAAAGTTTTGCTGTTGTGAATTAGCTGAATTAATATTTGAAAATGAAGCACAGTCAAGAGATACAGGAAATAAGACATCTGAGCGAATTGGGTCCTACTCTGTAGGTTTTTCAAGTAAAGCAGATAGTGAAGAGGCTTTTAAGTCAAAACAGTATGATATTGTGATTAAATGGCTAGGCAACACAGGTCTTTGCTATAGGGGGATGTAATATGTTTAGTAATTCAGATATCACATTGTACTTATGTAATAAAGAGGGCAAACTTGAAAAGTTTACAAGACAGGTAGTTAAAAATGTGTACTGGGAAGATGTAGAACATTCTACATTCATTAAAACAGGGCAAAGAGGTAGTTGTACAGCATTAGTTATGATACCTCTCAGTAGCCTTGGAAAAGCTATTAACTTTACAAAGGGCAAGGATTTAATGGTTAAGGGCGCTATTGATTTTGAGTTTGATAACACTTCTCAGGCTACTATTTCAGAGAGTATAGTAAAGCTAAAGACAAATCACAAAGTATTAACGCTTGTATCAGTAGACGAAAGGTTGTATGGCAGTAAGTCAGTGCAACATTATGAATTGACCGGTAAGTAGGGGGGTGGTAATTTGATTAATGGAAGTTTTAATATACAACCTACAGAATTAATATTAACTCAAAAAGGAATTAATAAGATGGGAGAGGTGCAAAAGGTAGTTGATTCTGAATGTATGAGGTATATGGAACCATATATACCTAAAAGAACAGGGGTATTGATAAACAGTATGTTACTCTCAACTGTCATAGGTTCAGGAGAAATAAATATAAAAACCAAGTATGCACATTATATGCACGAAGGAATAGTTTATGTATCTCCTACAACAGGAAGTCCTTTTGCTAAAAGGAATGAGGTCAAGGTACCTACAACAAGGAAACTTACTTACATAGGTGCACCGATGAGAGGAAGGAAGTTCTTTGATCGCATGAAGGCAGACCACAGAAATGACATTCTAAAAGCAGCACAAAAAGCGTTGAATGGAGCAATATGACGATTATAGATTTTATGAGGGAGAAAATTACTTCTTACCCTAAGATATCGGAGTTTCTTATAAACAGTGATATCCATATAGATTTTACAGAACCGGAGCCTACTAATTATGGATTGTCCAGCAATGGTGATAGATTACTTAAGGAAGATTTACTGGGGGTTCAAACAAGAAGGCATAACTTTGTTCTGTATGCCATAGGGCAGTCAATTAATGATTATAACAGACTTGCTAACAGTAATTTTCTTTACGAACTTGCCCATTGGCTTGAACATCTTCCGGAAGAAGAGTTTACCATGGATGTTAATGGAAAAAATGTAAAAACCACTTTTATAGAAGCCACTACAGAAAATGCAATGAGCATGGGCTTGATGGGTGAAACAATTAATGACGGTATTATGTATCAGATACAGATATATGCTATTTATAAAATAGAAAGTGAGGATTAAGGATGGCAGTAACAGGAAAAATAAAGCGTAAGTTTATGGCTAATTTCATAGACTCAGCTACAAGCGGAACGGCAGCTTATGTAAGGTTAGGAACTGACCTTGAGGAATACAATGTTGAGATGAATGCAAATGTTGAAACTAAAAATAATATTCTTGGAGAAACATCAGTAAGCATAGACAGCTATCAGCCACAAGCTTCAGTAGAGCCGTATTATGCGGTTGTGGGAGATCCGCTTTTTGCGAGACTTCAAAAGATTGTAGACGAAAGGCAGACACTTGACGATCTGAAGACAAGTGTTGTAGAAGTTCATCTATGGGAAGATGCAGGTGCAGCAGACACCTATGTAGCATATAAAGAAGATGCAATGATTGAAGTGTCAAGCTATGGAGGCGATACCACAGGTTATCAGATACCATTCAATGTGCATCTTACAGGAAATAGAGTAAAAGGTAAATTTGTACTTGCGACAAAGACATTTACAGCAGATTAATAAGGGGTTATATAAATGAAAAATTTATCGTTTAATGATGGAAAAGAAAGTTTTAAAATTAATAATGATCCTAACAGAGTTATAAGATTTAATCCGGCAGATCCTGAAATTATTAACAGAATATTGGATGTACAGAAAGATTTTAAGGAATACACGATAGACGAAAGTGTAGAACTTAACCCTGACGGTACACCAAAGTCAGGGCTTGAAAAAGAAGGTGCCTATGTGGCAGAACTTACAAAAACTATGAGGAAAATTTTCAACGGAATTTTTAATTCTGAGGTATACGATATCATTTTCGATGGACAATCCCCATTTTGTATAGTTGGGCAAAAGTACTTATTTGAAGAAGTTCTTGACGGATTAATAAGCATAATGCAGCCGGCTATTGATCAATATACTAAAGACAGTGATAAGAAGATGGGGGCATATCTAAAGGACATAGAGTAATGATTGGCAAACTACCTACAAATATTATGATAAATGGCAAGGAGTATGATATTGAAACTGATTACAGGAACATACTCTTTGCTTTAGTTGCA